ACTTAAAGCAATTATGGCTAGTAAATTTGACTTTTTAAGCCCCGTTACGCCAACTCAAGGTTATGGAGATGCCACAAGTTTAAGTACTGAAGTTATAGCCGCTGCCGCAGCTGGTAACCCGTCAGCTATGGCTAGTAAATTTGACTTTTTAAGCCCCGTTACGCCAACTCAAGGTTATGGAGATGCCACAAGTTTAAGTACTGAAGTTATAGCCGCTGCCGCAGCTGGTAACCCGTCAGCTGTAGCCGCCATAGATGCTCACTCTGACGCAGTATCTATGCTCGCTGAGTCTGAGCAGGCGTTAGCAGACGTTTTATTAGCTGAGAGTGAATTGGCCCTAAGTTTGGCTGAATTGAGCCTATCAAGCGCACAGGGCGCACCGTTTGGCGGTTTTCCACAACAATATTTACCGCAAGAAATTCGCATAGAAATAGTAGACAAAACAAGCGGTTTAATAGAGGTTATACAAGATGCCGTAATACAAAACAATAGATACGGCAATAGATTAAGCCCGGCTGGTTTCCTGGTTGAATAATGACGCTACCTACGCTTAACGCTGTTATTAACTTTAGTACGGGGCCAAGTTTTGCCCAAGCTATGATTTTAGATACGGGCATATTAGATACAAACGTTTTAGCCGATAGTGCGGCCGTAATTGTGGACGTATCAAATGTGGTAGATAGCGTACAAACGCAACGCGGCCGTAACCCACAGGCCGACCAATTCCAAACGGGTAGTTTAACTTTACGTATAGTAGATCAAAACGGCGATTTTAACCCGCAAAATCCTAATAGCCCTTATTTTGGTTTATTAGACCCTATGCGGAAAGTGCAAATTACAGCTACGTACAACAGCGTTACTTATCCTATTTTTAGCGGATTTATTACAAGCTATAACACAACTACGCCTAAAAACGCTTTGGACGTGGTTTATACCACGATAACGGCCGTAGATGCTTTTAGACTCGCCCAAAACGCACAAATTTCTACCGTAACTGGTACAAGCGCAGGGCAATTATCCGGGGCGCGCATAAATGACATATTGGACGAAATCAGCTGGCCCGTTTCTATGCGTGACGTAGATGCAGGGCTAACTACCTTACAGGCAGACCCAGGCACACCGCGTACAGCATTAGGGGCTATGCAAACGGTAACTTTAAGCGAATATGGGGCGCTTTATGTAGATGCCAGCGGCTCGTTTGTATTTCAAGATAGAAACGTGACTACGGGCAGTATTGCCGGTACGCCTACGGTCTTTAATGATAATGGCACAAATATAGGTTATTTTGATGCCGTATGGCGCTTAGACGATACTTTAATTTACAACTCGGCCAGCATTACCCGTACCGGGGGTACGGTACAGACGGCTCAAGATGCGGCCAGTATTGCAAAATATTTTATACACAGCTATAACCAACAAAACCTATTAATGCAGACCGATGCGGAAGCCCTAGACTATGCCCAGGCCTACGTAGCTAGCCGTAAAGATACGTCTATACGCTGTGATGCCATAACCCTAGATTTATACACAGATAATTATAACGCCGGCATTATTGCGGCTTTAGATCTAGATTTTTTTGACCCCATAACCATTACAACTAACCAGCCCGGTAGCTCAACACTAACTAAAACTTTACAAATATTTGGGGTAGCTATGGCAATTACCCCTAATACCTGGAAAACGACATTTACAACATTAGAGCCGATAATAGACGGTTTTATATTAGACTCAGCGACATACGGGGTGTTAGACACCGGCGTATTAGCCTATTAAGGGGGAATTATGGCAGCGGGCTTAGGGTTTAAAAATTTTCAGACGGGAGAGGTTTTAACCGCCGCAGACGTTAATGGCTATTTGATGCAAGGTATTTTAGTTTTTGCTAGTGAGGCGGCGCGTAACTCAGCTATAACCTCACCCCAGGAAGGCCAGTTTGCATTTACTAAAGATAATAACAGCCTTTGGTATTACACAGGTAGCGCATGGGCAGCTAGCGGTGCTACAGGAGATATTGAAGGCGTAACCGCCGGCGTAGGAATTAGCGGCGGTGGTACAAGCGGTACGGTAACAATTACTAATGACATGGCAACGACAATTACCGCCGCTGGAGATATTGTCGTAGGCACAGGTAGCGGCACTTATGATAATTTACCTATTGGTACAACAGGCCAAGTATTAACAGCTGACACAACGGTAAGCCCGTATAAGGTTAAATGGGCAGCGGCGGCAGGCGGCGGTAAAGTTTTACAAGTGGTTTCAGCTACTTATAGCACACAGATTTCAAGCACTACAAACGTTTTGGCTGATACAGGATTAACTGCAAGCATCACTCCATCTTCTACTTCTTCAAAAGTTTTGGTCTTGGTTAATCAAAACGGCGCTTATAAAGAAAATAATACGTATTTGAAAGTCACTTTAAATCGCGGTTCAACGGAACTTATTATGATAGACACGGGTGCGGGTTATACCGATACAACGACATTTAATCACGTAGGAAGTTTATCTACGGCTTATCTTGATAGCCCATCAACCACTTCATCAACAACTTACAAAACAAGATTTTCGTCCGCTGGTGGCGGCTCATCTGTTTTTCTTCAACACAATACTTCGGTCTCTACAATGACTCTTTTAGAAATAGGTGCATAATGGCGACAGGCGCAGATGTTTTAAAAATGTTAATTCCCGATGGCGGTTGGGTTATTGCTGGCGATGATTTTGACGGTATTCAGTTTATTGACTGTGAGCCAATAACTAAAAAACAATTTGAAGATGGATTTGCATTATTTGATAATTGGAAAGCCGAGCAAGATGCGGCGAAGGTAGCCAAAAAAGCGGCAGCCGAAGCCAAGTTAGCAGCACTTGGTTTAAATGCAGATGACCTTAAAGCACTTGGTTTGTAACGCATTTTATAAAAATGCTAACAAGTTATAACGGCTGGCCCGCTAGTAAAGATCCGGCAGAAATCGGCATACAAATTTATACCGTGCCAGGTACAAATATTAAATTACGTTGCGCCGAGGCTGTAGCACCTTTACTTATAGGTTTTGCCGGTGAATTTCACGCACTTATTGAGCCGATAAATGAAGGCGGACTAGATGACTGGGGTTATGCGTTTCGTATGGTACGAGGTAGTACAGATCGTTTAAGCTGTCATAGCAGCGGCACGGCTATAGATCTAAACGCCACACAACACCCATTAGGCGCTATTGGCACATTTCCGGCCGATAAAGTACCCATGATTAGGGCGCTGGCTAAAAAATATGGTTTGGCCTGGGGCGGCGATTACCGTAACCGTAAAGATGAGATGCACTTTGAAATAAACGTAAATGCGGAAAAAGCCGCTAAACTTATTACAAAGTTAGGGGTACAAAATGCCGGTTAGCGCTCAAGTAGAAGTAGGAACGACAGCCGTAATTATCGCCCCGGCTGCCAATTCATACCAAAACGTTTACATACACAATTTAGGCGGCGGTGCCATTTATTTAGGTGGTTCAGACGTAACTACAAGTAATGGTTATCAGTTAGATAATGGCGATAAATTAAGTGTAATTATTGGCGATCGTGAGGCGCTATATGCCGTTTCTGTATCCGGTACGCATACGGTAGGGATACTTAGACAAAAATAACTAAGGGGCAGAACAGGCAAAAAATGACTAAAAAACAACTGGAAGCCGCCGCATACAGCTATGGCCGGGCAGCCTTAGCCAGCGCCGCAGCTTTATATATATCCGGCATTACAGACCCTAAAGTATTACTTAATGCTTTTATCGCTGGACTCGTAGGCCCAATTATTAAGGCGCTACAGCCAAACGAAAAAGATTACGGGGTAGGGTCTAAGTAATGAATACAGCGCAAACCCTGCTCGCAATAAGCCTTAGTATTTGTAGCCTTTTGGGTGCGGGGTTTGCCCTGGTACGTCATTTAGTCAAATATTATCTATCGGAACTACGGCCGGACGGAAACGGTAACCATAACCTACGGGGCCGGGTAGAGCGTATAGAGCTGCGCGTAGATCGTATTTACGAAATGCTTTTAGAGGATAGATTAAGTAAATAAAAGCGTGTCGCGTTGCATAATGTCAGCGTTAGCCCTCATACTGTTAGTACACGCTGAGAGGGCTACTCAGTAAGGGTAGAGGTATCAGCCTTAACAAAGGGCGCAAGATGCTTATAGATTTAGCTGTAATTATTTTTACGGTGCTTATTGTAGGCGCGTTTATGCTCGCGGCATACCACACGGGTTATAGAGAGGGTCACGGTGACGGATACCTACGTGGCCGCAATATTGCCAAAGCGTTAAAAGAGGCAGAACGTAAATGAGCTTTTTAGACGGTTATGAGGACGTAAACGCCCGTATCAAGCGGGTACGTCAAGAATACCCCGAGCTGCGTTTGGTGGCTTATATTGAGGATATAGACCTTGTAGCGGGCTATATTTTGGTACGCGCTGAGGCTTATAAAACTTACGCGGACGATAAACCAAGCGCCGTAGATTATGCCTACGAGGTGCGTACAGAGCGGGGCGTAAATGCCAATTTCTTTGTAGAAAATTGCGTCACGAGCGCTTATGGCCGCGTAATTGGATTACTAAGCCCTGGGGGTGCTGGCAGGCCCACACGTCAAGATATGGAAAAGGCCCAAAACGTAGACCCGGCGCTACACGTGCGAGGCGCACAAGGGGCAATACCTACCGCCGCTGAGTCAATAGCTGCGCTTAAAGCGAAATTGGGCGCTGAGGAAATGCCGGAAGCCCCTAAATGCGTACACGGTCACCGCATATTTATAGAGGGCGTATCGTCTAAAACGTCTAAGGCATATAAAGGC